GTGATGACATTGCAGACTCTAGGGCATCCATCCAACAAGAAATTGGTTCTGTAGTTATCAATGCTGCTAAAGGCGGAGACCTCAAGGCTGCTGAACTATTCCTTCGTAGTCGTGCTGGTTGGAACCCCACCATCAAGATTGAAGAAGTTGAACCCGAAGATATTGCAGAAGATACAGGTGCTATTGAAGACCTGTTGGCTCTCCTTGGTAAGAAGAAGCCAGAAGCACAAGAAGAGTAAAGATGTCTGAGCACGAAGTGCGACTTCGCAAAAATGGCCTCCCGATCCATGCTGATGACCTTAGAGCAATGGGTGAAGATGTAGTCTCCTTGTTGTCTCAACTCTCCGCTGAGAAGGCAGAAGAGCTTATCTACACTTGGGAGTTCTGGGCTAGACCCCAACAGATTGCCCCAGAAGGTAACTGGAACACTTGGTTTATCAATGCTGGTCGAGGATTCGGTAAGACCCGTGCTGGTGTTGAGTGGGTCAGGGCTAAGGTTAAAAGTGGTACTAAGCGTATCGCTGCTATCGCGGCTACCAACTCCGATATTGAGCGCGTTATGATCAATGGGGAGTCTGGCTTCCTAGCACGCTGCTGGAAGGGTGATAAGGATCATAAGGGTAAACCACTAGGCAATCCTTTGTGGTCCCCTACGAAGCGTCTCCTGACGTGGGAGAACGGTGCCTACGTACAGTTCTTCTCTGCTGAGGAACCTGAACGTCTCCGTGGTCCCCAGTTTGAGGCTGCATGGTGTGATGAGCTTGCTGCATGGAATAAAGACCGTGATACTTGGGATATGCTCCAGTTCACTCTTCGTCTTGGTAAGCACCCTCAAACTTGTGTGACTACAACTCCCAGACCTACTAAACTAGTCCGTGACATTATGAAGAACCCCAAGTCTGTAGTGACCTATGGTTCTACCTTTGATAACTCTGCTAACCTTGCTGCTACCTACATTCAAGCTGTTAAAGACCAGTATGAAGGTACTCGCCTTGGTCGTCAGGAACTCTATGCTGAAATCATGGATGAAGCCTCTGGTGCCTTGTGGACTAGGGAAATACTGTCTAGGTGTGAAGTAGAGGGTGTAGATGATCCTGTAGCCTTCGCTAAGACCCTTGCTCGTGTAGTTATTTCTGTTGACCCTGCCGTTACCTCTAACGCTGAGAGTGACATGACGGGTCTGGTTGTAGCTGGTATTGACCTGAATGGGTGTAGTTACATCCTAGAGGATGCCACTGACCGCTATACCCCAGAAGGATGGGCCACTAAGGCCATTGACCTCTACCACCTGTACGAAGCTGACAAGATTGTAGCTGAACGTAATCAGGGTGGTGATATGGTCAAGTATACCCTTCACACTGTCAATGAGACTGTTCCTGTCAAATTGGTTCATGCTTCTCGTGGTAAGTTTGCTCGGGCTGAACCAGTATCCTCTCTATATGAACGTGGTAAGGTAAAGCACCTCAAAGGACTTGATGCCCTAGAGGATCAGCTAGTCCAATGGGAACCACTAGGTTCTATTGGTTCTCCTGATCGTCTTGATGCTATGGTATGGGCTGTCACAGAACTTGCCCTAAAGGGTATCGCTAAACCAGAACTCCGCTTGGCCTATTCAGATGCGAAAGGTCTTATTAGTCCTAGAATGTAAGAACACAGGTATTCCCATGAAGAAACTAAGTGAAACAGCGGCTAAGATTGAGCTTGTTTCCAAAGTTTGCTGTAAGTGTACCGAAGAAAAAGAGTTATCTGCATTCTCTAACGATAAGTCCCGTAGGGGTGGGAAAAGTTCACGCTGCAAAGCTTGTGATGCTGTCTACTTTGCCAACCGTTCTGAAGAAACCAGAAATCGGGAAAAAGAACGTCAGAAGAGTGGTCGGTATGACGCCTATTATGCAGAGTTTCGCTGGACGCATAAAGAAGAAACCCGTAACTACAACAAGAGCTACAAGAACTTGAACCGAGCTAAGGTCATTGGCCTAGAGGCAAAGCGGCGCGCTAAAAAACTAAAAGCCACCCCCAATTGGATGACCAAAGACCAGCTTGCTCAGATTGAGGCTATTTATTCTCACGCACGTGATTGTCAAGTTGTGACGGGTGAAGCCTACCATGTAGACCACATCGTTCCGCTCCAAGGCCGCAATGTTTGTGGCTTGCACGTGCCTTGGAATTTGCAAGTGCTGCCAGCGGAAGTAAACGTAAGAAAGAACAACCGCTATGAAGAAGCTCAGTGAGACTGCTGCAAAGATTGAACTAGGGGTTTCGGGCCGCAACACCTACACTGGTGACATTCGGGCTGATGAGTTTCTCCAAGAGCTTCGTGGTAAGAGGGCAATCCAGAAGTACCGTGAGATGCGCGACAATAATGCGATTGTTGGCTCTATCATGTACGCTGTTGAACAAACCCTTCGGGATGTCAAGATTGCAGTAAAGCCTGCTGATGATAGTCCTGTAGCCAAACAAGAGGCTGAGTTCCTTCAGTCTGTTCTTGACGACATGGATCACTCCCTTGACGACCATATCTCTGAGTCCTTGTCTTACTTGACCTATGGCTTCTCTTGGTTTGAAGTTGTCTATAAGCGTCGTGAGGGTGACTTCCGTTCTCCCAAGAAAAACTCAAAATATGAAGATGGCCGTATTGGCATCAAGAAGATTGCTATTCGTGCCCCTTGGACTGTAGAAGGTTTTGAGGTAGATCAACAGACTGGTGAAATCCTCGGGATGTACCAAGAAGCCGTATGGGGTAAGACCCCCTCAATGATCCCTGTAGAGAAGTCTGTATACTATCGTACAACAAGTCTAAACAATGATCCTTCCGGCAGATCGGTGCTTCGTAATGCGTATGTTAGCTACCAATATCTCAACAAAATTCAAAGCTATGAAGCCATTGCTATTGAACGAGAACTTCACGGTGTTCCTGTTGGCCGTATGCCTGCGGAGTATATGAGTTCTGATGCTTCTGATGATCAAGCTAATCTTCGTGGTCAGTTTGAGCGTATCCTACGGGATTTGAAGAATAACGAACAAGGCTACGCTTTGCTCCCTTCTGATCTTTATGTAGACTCAGACGGTAAGCCTACAAGCCAACGTCTCATGGATATTGAGCTGATTACTGCCAATGGTTCTCGTTCTATTGATATTGACCCTATTGTCAAACGCTATCAACATGATATTGCTCGTAGCCTTATGGCTGAGTTTCTTATGCTTGGTTCTAGCTCTGGTTCTTACGCTCTGTCTAAGACCAAGACGGACTTGTTCCTGAGAAGCCTTGAGAGCTACATCAACACTATTGTAGATGCTCTTAACAAACAACTTGTAGAACGTCTGTGGCAGTTGAATGGTTTGCCTTGGGACACGATGCCCAAACTTGTAGCCGGAGATGTTGCTCCGCATGACCTTCGTGAGATTGCTTCTTTCCTCCGTAACCTCAATGGTGCAGGTATTGAAGTGCAAGAGCAAGTTGAAGTCGTTGAAGACCTCATGGGTATTGCTGAGATTGAGTTTGATCCCACTAGCTACCAAAACAAACTTAATGAACGTAAAGCACAACAGCAACAACAAGACGCTGCAAGCCTTAAAGGCCCTTTGAGTTAATCTAGAAATTACAGGAGACAGCAATGGCTGTAACTATCTCTCTTTACAATCATTCTGCACGACTGTTTGCTGATGGAAGCAATGCTGCGGCTGATTCTTATAAACTTAAACTCTACACTGCTGCAACCTATACAGCGGCTGACACTACCCTTGCAGGTATTGTTGGAACTGAGGCTGCCACAGGTACTGGTTATGTCGCTGGTGGTAAAGCCTTGACGACTGTGGCAGTCACCACTGTAACTACCAATGACGCTAAGTTCGATGCAGACGATGTGATCTGGACGGCTGCTGGTGGCTCTATTACCGCTTCTTATGCGGTCCTGTACAATGCCACTGATGCAAACAGTCCCCCTATTGCTTTCATTGACTTTGGTGGCAGCCAATCGGCTGGTGATACGACTGACTTCAAAGTTGTTTGGAGCGCAAACGGTATCTTTACTTTCACTGTTGCCTAATAGGAATTAAAGAATGACGAAGCTAGTCAACCGCGCCAAGATGTCCACGGCAACTACAGGAACTGGGACTATTACTCTGGGTTCTGCTTTGACTGGCTACCAAACCTTTGCTGCGGCTGGTGTAGCTAACGCAGAAGTCGTTAGGTACGTCATTGAAGATGGCAGTGCTTGGGAAATTGGAACAGGGACTTATACGTCCACTGGTACCACTCTATCTCGGACCCCAAGTCAAAGCTCTAACGGTGGAGCAGCAATTAACCTGAGTGGGACGGCAGTAGTATTCATTACTGCTGTTGTTGCTGACATCCTACAACCAGACAATAACCTTTCTGACCTGATTAGCGCATCCGCAGCAAGAACAAACCTTGGTCTTGGAACTGCTGCGACTATGACTGGTCCAGCAGGGACTATTGTAGGCACTACAGATACCCAAACACTTAGCAGTAAAACCCTTTCTTCTCCAACTATTACTGGTACTCCCACTGAGACAATCTTTGCGCTCACTGGAACCACCCCTGCTTTGAACCCTACTAATGGTTCAATCCAAACGTGGACCTTGACAGACAACTCAACCCCAACAGATAGCCTCTCTGCCGGTAAAGCCATTACTTTGATGATTGATGATGGCTCAGCTTTTACTGTCACTTGGCCCAGCGTGACGTGGGTAAACAATGCTAAGGTTGCTCCTACACTAGCAACAACTGGATACACTACAGTCGCTCTTTGGAAAGTCTCCACTGTTCTTTATGGAGCCGTTGTAGGGAATGGGACATGACCTCTACTCAAAAACTTAAAGGTGCAGGGGGTTCAAAGTCAAAACCTATTTCAGTAGCCGTGGCACACCTTATAACCCCTTTTGTTTCAGCTTATCCTTGGGCAGAAGGTTTCGGTACCAAGTACGCTAACCCGGTGACCCTCCCAACAGGGTCTGGCAACAATGTAGCCTTTTCACCCAATGGTGCCGACCTTGCAGTAGCGCACAGCAACAGCCCTTATATTTCTATTTATCCTTGGGCAGAAGGTTTCGGTACCAAGTACGCTAACCCGGCTTCACTCCCTGTAAGTACAGGAAACGGTGTGACTTTCTCCCCTGACAGCGGTTCAGTGGTTGTAGCTCACAACACTACCCCTTTTATCTCTGCTTACCCTTGGGGTCCCGGATTTGGTACTAAGTATGCTAACCCTTCCATTTTACCTGCACTGGTCGGATTCAAAGTAGACTTTTCCCCAGACGGTAACAATATTGCTATTGTTTTTGGTTCTAGCCCTTATTTCGCAGTGTACCCTTGGGGTCCCGGTTTTGGCACTAAGTATGCCAACCCAGCCACCATTCCGCCTGCCGCAAGCTATGGTGTAGCCTTTTCACCAAGTGGAAATGATATTGTTGTGGGGCATAATAACTCACCTTATATCTCTGTTTACCCTTGGTCTTCTGGCTTTGGAACTAAATATGCTGACCCTTCCATTTTACCCCCAAACTCGGGGCGAGGTGTAGCGTTTTCCCCCAGCGGAAATGATGTGGCTTTGTCACACCTTACCTCACCTTACGTCTCTGTCTACCCTTGGTCATCGGGTTTTGGAACTAAATATGCTGACCCTTCTGTAATACCCGGTACCACAGGGTTTGATGTAGCTTTTTCCCCTGATGGGAACAACATCGCAATTGCTCATCAAGGTACGCCCTACCTATCGATCTACCCTTGGGGAGCTGGAGGTTTTGGCACTCGACATGCATCCCCCGCCACTACCCCAACAGGTACTGGTAATAGCGTAGCTTTCTCCCCGTAAGGAAAAACAATGACTAAACTCGAAATTCTTGAACAAGCTGCACAAGCCCGAAAAGAAGAGATTTTTGGTTACCAGATCAATATTGATAACTACACACTTGCTATCCCTTTGGCTGAAGCAGATTCAGAACTAGAGGATTTTGCTGTTCAACTACGTAAACTCTTGGCTTCGGAATGCCTAGAGCAGAAGAAAGCAAAAGTTATTCTTAGTGTGCTAGAAACACAAATTCGAGGTGCCTAATGTATGTCAAAGTAACTGCGGGTACACCAGTCTTGTATTCCCTCTGGGATTTGAAAAAAGACAACCCTAATACCTCTTTTCCATCCAAGATGAGTGACAAAGCCCTTGAAGAGTGGTCAGTTTATCTTTGTGTTGAGGGAGAAGTCCCTACTCTAAAAGAGTGTGAAGAAGTTGTTAGGACAAATATAACCTTGTCAAACGGGATTTGGGTACAGAATTTCTCAAAAGAACGTTGGCCTCTTGATCAGGCAGAGCAGTATACCCGTGAAAAACGTAATGGTTTGCTTTCTGAGACAGATTGGATGGCTTTGAGTGACAGCGTTATGACTGAACCTTGGAAAGCCTATCGTCAAAACTTGCGAGATATTACAAAACAAGCAACCTTCCCTTACGATATTGTTTGGCCCTCAAAACCGGAGTAAGTAAATGCTAGGGTTTTCCCCTCTCGCCTCTGCTCCATTAGGTGATGATGGGGTGTCTGCCACTCCAGTAACACTAAATGCACCTTTTACAGACTTTAATGTATCCGGTGTCATCCCTAGTGTCTCTGCTGGAGCATCTATCTTATCTCCTGTAGCTACTGTGGACCTCTCTGTAAGTTCTCCTAGTCTCTCTGTTGGGGCATCTCTTGTAGTTCCTGTAGCTACTGTGGACCTCTCTGTAAGCTCTCCTAGCGTCTCTGTTGGGGCGTCTCTTGTAGTCCCTGTAGCTACAATAACCCTTTCCGTAAGTTCTCCTAGTGCCTCTGCTGGAACCTCTATCGTAGCTCCTGTAGCTACAGTAGGCTTTGTTGCAAATGAACCTAGTGTCTCCACTGAAGGTGCTAATGTAGTACCTTTTATCACGATAAATACTGCTGCAAATGAACCTAGTGTCTTTGCTGGTGTGTCCATTGCCCCTAGGGGTGTGAACCTAAGTTTTATCGCTTATGAACCAACACTAGCATCTTCTCAAGTCCTGAATGTACCTTCTGTTGAAGTTGTACTTGGTAAAATAGGACCAACAATCTATGTTGGTAACTCTACACAAGTTCCAGTAGCAAATACTAATACTGCGCCTTTTGCACCTACAGTAAACGCAGGTACCTCTGTAATAGCACCCACGAAGTCTATTTCTATAGCAGCACTGAGACCTATCATAGGTCAAGGTAGTGTTAGGCGAGTGATTTCTATTACAGGTAACAGCTCAACTAATGTTGTCTTAATTAAACCGGATAACAACACTGTCCTGACTAACTCTAATCGTATCGCCATTTGATGTACACTAAAATAGGGGGGTTTTGATGACCTTTACAATAAAGCAGTCTGACACTTCCCCTTCTATTCAAGCGGCCCTACAAGACAGTAATCTTACTGCAATCAATCTTACAGGGGCTACTGTTAACTTCCATATGAAGTTGTTGGGCGGCACTACTATGCTGAATGAAGAAATGATTATTGTTGAACCCCTCACAGGTCTTGTAAGGTACGATTGGCAAGATGGGGATACTTCTATAGCTGGTACTTACTACGCAGAGATTGAGGTCATCTATTCTGACTTGTCTGTTGAGACCTTCCCAAACACAGGTAATCTTGCCATTGTTATTACGCCGGAGTTGATCTAATGGCTGACACTAAGATTAGCGCACTTACTATTCTTACAGGGGCTGGTGCTGCACAAGATGATGTGCTTGCTATTGTAGATACTTCTGCCCTTACCACAAAGAAGATTACCCGGGAAGAGTTCTTTAAGTCTATCGACTACATGACCTTTGATACTACCAATGTTGTAGCTAACCCCACTGAGGGCCAACTCACTTGGGATACTACAGACAAGACCTTGAGCCTTGGGCTTAATGGCGGTGATGTAGTTATGCAGATTGGTCAGGAAATCCACTACAGGGTACGCAACAACACTGGTTCTACTATCCCTAACGGTACTGTGTGTCGGTTTGCTGGCTCTCTTGGTAATAGTGGCATCCTTCTAGCTGCACCCTTCTTGGCTGATGGTACTTATGATAGCAATGTCATCATGGGTGTTGCCACAGAAGACATCCCTAACGGTGAAGATGGTCTAGTAACCTACTTCGGTAAAGTCCGTGGTATCAACACTTCAGCCTTCACAGATGGTGCAATCCTTTACGCTTCCTCTACGGTATCTGGTGGCCTCACTGCGACTAAGCCTAGTGCTCCAAACAATGCAATCTCTGTTGTTGCTGTAGTCTCTGCCGCTAACAATGGTACCTTGTTTGTTAGACCTCACATCGAGGATGTCTGGAAACCTGCCCCAGCTACTGCAAGCTCCGCTGGTCGTAAAGGTGATACAGCCTTTGATGCAAGCTACCACTACATTTGTGTTGCTACAAATACATGGAAGCGTACACCCCTAACTACTTGGTGATTTAGATGCCTTATGCTTCAGTCGATGAACTGCCCAAAGCAGTACGTAGTAAACTCTCTGCTCATCAACAATCTGTCTTTCGTAACGTCTTTAACTCCATGATGGAACAAGAAGGCATGTCAGAGAGTAGGGCCTTTTCTGGTGCTTGGTCTCAAGCTAAACAAGCCACTCAGAAGGCTATGCACCAAGGCAAAGAAGTTACCCTAGACAAACCTTTCCGTCTACCTGCTGGTTCAGGCAAGAAGTTCGGTGTCTACGTCAAAAGTGGTGATGGTGTCAAGAAGGTTACTTTCGGTGATCCCAATATGGAAATCCGCCGTGATGACCCTGATGCCCGTAGTAACTTCCGTGCCCGCCATTCTTGTGACACAGCTACAGACAAGACCTCTGCCCGCTACTGGTCCTGCCGTATGTGGGAGACTGGTACTTCCGTATCAGAGATGACTAACAAAGTCCAGATCGAGGGTCAGATTGTCAAACAACTCGATGAAGAGCGTCTCGCATTTGGCTGGGCTTATGTAGCTACAGTAAAAGGTGAAGTTAGTCTTGATCATAGTGGTGAGTTTATCAGGGCTGACCAACTGGCTAAAGCAGCCACCAATTTCATGCTCTCCATGCGTACTGCCAAGAGGATGCACTCTGGTGAAAGCATCGGTGAAGTAATCCACTCCATGCCCCTGACAAATGATGTTGCCAAGGCTTTGGGTATTCAGTCTGACCGCGAAGGCTGGATTATTGCTATTAAGGTTCACGACGAACAAGTATGGCAAGATGTTAAAAGCGGTAAACTAGCTGCATTCTCTATTGGGGGAAGAGCATTGAAGGAGATGGTGTAATGCCCACCGAACTCGTAAACTTGGAACTTGAAGAAGTTTCCTTGGTCGATATGGGTGATGACCCGCTCGCTAAGGTTGCCATCTTCAAGAGCAACCCTAAAGGGGATAACATGGAAGATATTACTGCTGTAGACCTTGAAGCAACTGAAAAAGGTTACAAGGAAGAAAAGAAGATTGAAATCGAAGTCGATGGTGAAGACGACGAAGAAGATATGATGGACGAAGAAGGTAATAAAAAACCTACTCGTAAATCGTGGAAAGCAGAAGCTAAGTCGCTTGAAGAAGTGAACAAGATGCTTCTGGAGGAAATTGAAACCTACAAAAACCAAGTAGTTGAACTTGAAGCTAAAGCCATTGAGAAGGCCAAGCCTCAAGAAGAAATGCTTGAGTTTGGTGGCGAGATGATTGCTAAGTCGGCTATCCCTGCTCCCATCCTTAAAAAACTAGAAGAGATGCAAAAGGCTGTTGAAGTCGAAGCACTCCGTAAACGCGCCGAAGAGGTACTCCCTAACTTCAAGGGAACTGCTGATGAGCGTGGTAAACTGTTGAAGTCTGTAGGCGATGACCAAGGTCTGCTTGCGCTTCTGATGGCTGCTGATGCTGCTTTTGCAGGTATCTTCCAAGAAGTTGGTAAGACTGATGCAGTTAACGACTTGAAGACTCCTTCTGAAAAGTTGAACGACTTGGTTAAGAGTCATCAAGCTGACAAGGGAGAAAAAGACTTCCACAAGGCATATGCCGCTGTTATCAAAACCGCTCAGGGCCGCGCCCTTGTGCTTGAAACCTACAAGAACTAATAAGGAGCCTTTATCATGGCATTTACGGAAAAAATGAGCACTCGTACCTACATCTCGGGTGCTGCTATCGCTCAATTCACTTTTGTTGCTGGCCCCGCTTCGGATGGTCAGATTGATCCTTGTGGCGCTGGTGATCGTGCTGTTGGTGTGGCCTTGATGGCTGCCGCCGCTGCCGGTGAACCTGTCACGGTTGCTTACGATGGTCGTGTGACTGTCAAAGCTGCTGGCACGATCACTCGTGGTGCTGCTGTCACTTCGGATGCTTCGGGTGAGGCTGTTGCTGCCGCTTCGACGGACATTATCCTTGGCTACGCTCTGGAAGCCGGTGTTGATAACCAAATCATCACGGTTGAACTGTCGCGCGCTGAAACTGCCGCAGCCTAATCTAGATTAAATAAGGAATACTTCACATGGCTATGCTGACTTCTAGCGCCGTTCATATCGACGCACCGCTTACTAACCTGACGATTGCTTTCCTGCAAGAGGCTAACGGCTTTATCGCTGATCGCGTCTTCCCGAAAGTCTCGGTTGCTAAGAAAACCGACAAGTACTACATCTACAACCGCGCTGACTTCAACCGTGTTGGTCAGGTGCAGCCTCGCGCTCCCCGTACCCAAGCACCTCGTGTTGGTATGAGTCTCTCGACCGACACGTACTCGGCTGACGTGTTCTCGCTGGCAACCGACTTTGACTTCTTTACGTTGGCTAACGAGGATGCAGCTCTGGACATCCGTTCGGCTGGCGCACAAATGCTGACCCACCAACTGCTGATCGACCGCGAAATCAAGTGGGCTACGTCCTACTTCGCTGGTGGCATCTGGGGTACGGATTGGGATGGTGTGTCGGGTTCGCCCTCGACCGCTCAAGTTCGTCAGTGGTCTGACTACACCAACTCGACCCCGATTGTCGATGTAACCAACATCATGCGTACCGTGCAACTCAAGTCGGGTGGCTTCAAGCCCAATGTCATGGTTGTCGGTAAAGAAGTTCGTGACGTTCTGGTTAACCACCCGACGATCTTGGCCCGCCTGAATGGTGGTGCTACTGTGACGAACACCGCTCTGGTGACGGATGCCAAACTGGCTGAAATCTTCGGTGTGGAAGAGTTCTTGGTCATGGAGACCGTGAAGAACACGGGTCTTGAAGGTCTGGCTGAAGTCAATGCCTTCATCGGTGGCAAGGCTGTAGCCTTCTACTACCGTCCCCGTGCATCGGGCCTGATGGTCCCCTCGGCTGGTTATACCTTCACTTGGGATGAACTGGAAGGTGCTTCGGGCCACGGCATTTCGATCAAGTCGTATCGTGGTGACTATCTGGCTATCGACGGCGTTGCCGAAGTTCTGGAAGCCAACATGGCCTACGATCACAAAGTGGTTTCGGCTGATCTGGGTGCCTTTATTGACACCGTTGTCGCCTAACTAAGTAAGGAGTGGGAGAGATGACCCGACCGTTTCTCCCCTTCTTCAATCCTGCTCGTCCTGTGTTTGTCAAACAAAATGGCATTCAGATGGCTGGCAAGATTTGGAAGAAGGGTGAAAGATTTAACTGGGAGTTCTTTGGAACCCCTTATGATGTCCTACAGCAACTGTTCTTTAATGATATGCTTCACCACAATGAAGAACTTGAAGAAGTGGCAGTGACAAAGATTTCTATTGGTGATGGTCTTGAGCAGTTCTCGGTTGACCAGCTACACCTTCTCGTAGATAATATCAATGGGAAAGTCAAAGCCAAGACAAAAGATAGCAAAGAGTTCCTACAGAAGAAATGCTCTATCAGTAAGATCAAAGACAAACAGATTGGTCTTATTCGTCGCTGGCGTATCTCCTACGGGGAACTAGAAAACTAATTGATGAGGCGAACAGATGTCTTGGAGCTATAGTCCTTCTGACCTAAACACTACAACCACTTCTGGTCGTCTCAACACGGTTCGCCTTCTTGTAGGTGATACAGAAGAAACAGACCAACTCGCGCAGAACGAAGAAATCATCTTTGCTCTGTCTCAGACTGGTAACAATGTCTACTACGCTGCTGTTTGGGTTTGTAGGGCTGTAGCTGCTAAGTTTAGCCGTATGGTTACTACCACTCTGGATGGTGCTTTGAGTGCCAACTACAGTGATAAAGCAAAACAGTACAATCAACTGGCTGTTCAAGTTGAAGCCCAAGGTAAGAAAACCTCTGGTAAGTCTTTGGGTGTCTCTGCTGGTGGTATCTCTGTCTCTGGGGTTGGTGTAGCTAACTCTAGCCCTGATCGTGTGAAGCCTGCTTTCAGTGTCAATCAATTCGACAACACAGAGGCGGGAGACCAATACATTCCCGATGAACCCAATGGCGTTTGACCCCTACACACTACGACAGCTCATCAAAGAGCATGGGATAGCCCTCACGCTTCGTAAGAGAGCCGCTGGTGCATACAACAGTGATACAGGTACTGTGACCACCACAAACACTGACTACGCTGTACGAGGCTATTTCTACGACTACACGC